ATGTGAATACCCAATTAAATACATTAGGAGTTCTTACCATACCAGATGGTGGAATGGATTTACAACATTATCTGGAAACCTTTTTGTTTCCTACTATTCATTATTCCCAACTGGTTGATGTAAATAACAGGTTGATTGATTTGTTATTAAATGGTATTATTAAAATGAATAAAAAGGGTATATTGCATACCGACATCAAAGACTCAAATATATTAATGGATGGACAACGAGCAACAATAATTGATTGGGGTTTATCAACCGTATATACACTAACAACAATACCGGAACATTTAAAAAACCGGCAAATTTACAAGAACGCACCATTTACTCTTATTTTATTTAATCATTTATTTACGGACATGTATTTACACTTTTTAAAAACAACAAAACAAGTTACACAACAAACAACTCGTGCATTTGTTCAATTATATGTAAAAGAATGGATTGATTATGCCGGACCTGGACATGTCGAACATATTAAAGAGTTTATAAATTTATTATTAAAACACTCCTCTACTTTATCGACCAATGCAATGGATTTTATTGTTGATTATTTAACACTTGTTATAATAACATATACAAAAGGTAAAACGATTAATTTATTGAAATATTTCACGGATGTATTTATACATATTATTGATGTATGGGGGTTCATCACAATATATTTTAATGTGTTTGAAATGTTGGCATTAAATTATTCGACATTAAGACAACAAGAACTTAAACTATATGATGCGATTAAATCTATAATATTAACACACATGTTTGAACCGCGAGTTAAACCAAATAATATAGAGGTTCTTGTATCTGATTTAAAGGCGCTTAACCAATTGTATTTAAAATGTTCAAATAACACATCCGTATCTCTTGGGTCCTCGACACCCATATTATCAACACCCCCAAGTTTAATAAACACTAAATTATCCAAAGTTCAGTCCAGAAAATTGGTTAAAAGTATGATTAGCTCAAACAAATTTTTTTCAAGAAAAAAACGTTAAAATATTATTATAATATATGAGAATTGAACTTATAATAATATTAATTACCGCATTTATTGTTTTCAATATTTATCACGATGGTAAATACAGTAAGTGGTATATAGTTTGGAAAAAAGAAATACAAATGGGTCTGGTTGGACTGGTTGGTATATCTTTATATTTAGTAGTTAAACGAAACCCAACTCAATGCAAACACATTTTACATCACGCGAACAATGTAATTAAATATATGCCGATTGATAAATCTTCTATGAATATTATTTCACCTATATTGGATTTTACAACATCTTCCACAAATCGTTTGCCTTTTTTAGACGAAATGAATCACGGTATGAATCCAGGTTCGCCGCCATCTCAAGGACCAGGACCTCAATACCATGGAGAGCAACCGCATACAACGGCAACAAAACGTTCAGTCAGTGAAACAAAGAAAAAATTTGTTGCTTCGATGCAAAATTGGAAATGTGGAGAATGTAGCACGCAATTGAATGCATGGTTTGAAGTAGACCATAAAACCAGATTAGAATATGGAGGTAGCAATGAAGTTAATAATTTGGTTGCCCTATGTCGAGAATGTCATGGTAAAAAAACGGCAATGGAGAATATGTAAAAATATTCTCGTTTCATAGTATAACATGGATATATCCGAATATTATGCTTCAATATTAAATTTGATTATATTTATAATAGTTATTAGTTTGTTTTTTGCAAACTTTTCGTCCAAACGCACAAAAATGATTGCAAATGCTTATACCGCATTCGCACTCATTTTTTCGTGTGTATCTATTGGAACCATTATTTGGAACTATGTAAAAAGTCCAGAAAACAGCCGAAACATTTCGCTTGGGTATTTAATTGGGTTTTTAATTAATTCTGTATTGGGGATGATAACCATGTATTCTTTAAAATACATGAAATCTCTTTACACAATGGGAGCCTTATTGATTGGAATTGTTATATACGTATTATATCAATTAAATACAGTCGGTGCGAGTATAGTAAAAAATACAGCAACCGCATCTGCAAATGCATCCGCATCTGCAAATGCATCCGCATTTGAAGCATTTTTAAAATCACCAGGTATATTTCAAGACATCCTCAAATATTTGAAATTAAATAATAGTCAAAGTTTTTTTGAACCATTGACATACTGGCCTAAATTAATCCAGTTAAAAGATGCATGGAAGATACCAGATGAAACACACTGGTTATATAATTTGGGGGTTTTATTAATTAATTGGGTTGGTTATATACCCAAGTTAGGGTTATATTTAATTGCTCTTTTGTGTTGGATATTTCAGATTTTTCTTGGGGGTGTGTATAGTAGCGTAATCTGGTTTTTTAACTGGGTATTAAGTAAGGGAGATGTTAATCCGATTAAATCGGAACCAGTTGGATTTTGGGTAAATCTGGGCGAACAAGTGAAAAAATCAATATCATATTCATTGTGGCTATGTTTATTTATATTTGTTATTTTTATACTCAATACATTACAAGAACAAATACGTGATAAACCAATATCATTTATGTTAGCATATACTGTTATCGCTTTCGCGTTTTTGGGTTATATTCGATTTTTTAAATATGAATTATTTGATAATTATTTTTTAATGGCGATGGTTGGGTTATTTGTGTTTGGTCTTTACTTGTATAACCCAAACAATATTTTGCAGAAACTATCTGGCGTGAATATGTTGGCCATTTTTCTTATTTTTTTCTATTTGGTTTCAATCATTTTTGTATATAATTATTTTCCATCCATAAAAGCAAAAACATCTGATAAAACAAGCGCTTCCGTTGTCGCGGATTTGGTAGATAATTATTTCGGGAAAATTATTGTGGTTATCATGAGTTTGTCAGTTTCTATTGCATTGATTACTTTTTTAGTTTCAACCATGGGAAACCCGAACAACAAATCAGGCGCGGGAGTTTATTTTTTAAATGCACTAATTGTTATTGGGATGCTAACAGTCGCATTCAATATTATAGATTCAAACAAAACTATCCGTAATCATCCGGTTTTTAAACTGATTATAAGTATTATTTTATATATTCCGTGTCTTTTATCGGATTTAGCGGATATCATGATGTCAGAATATAACAAAACAAAATATTTTACACTTATCATTATTGCATTCGAAATTGTGTTTGCAATAATATATTGGGTGTTATATCCAGAAGTAATACGTGGTCTGTATACAGGTGGTGGTAATGTGTTAATCAATTCACCTGTCTCCTTAAATAAAATCCGAACTATTGGATATTATCGAAACTTAACAGGACCTTATGCCGAAATTAATGCATACAAGAATAGCCAAGTAGTTAAATTAAATAATTCATACAGTTATGGTGTCTCCTTTTGGATATATATTAATCCAATGCCTTCTTACGGAGATATTTATTATTCAATCCTAAATTATGGCTACAACCCCAACGTCATGTATAACCCAAAATTAAACGAGTTTTCTATATTTATGAAATCACAAAACTCAAATTGCTCTGATATTAGCACAACCAAGTTTATTGACCAGCTTGAATCGGTATATACAAATCTGGATTTTCCACTTCAAAAATGGACAAACATTGTGTTAAATTACAATGGAGGACGTTTAGACGTTTTTTTAAATTCTGTCTTGGTTAAAACAACAACCGATGTGATTAATTGTGTCCGATATGATGAATTGACTGTAGGACAATCAACCGGATTAAATGCAAAAATGTGCAATTTAATATATTTTAATAAACCTCTTGATATTACCACTATTCATAACATGTATAATTTAACAAATGTTGAAAATACCCCTCAAATACCACAAAAAGATTTATTTGCCTTATAATTTATTTGCCTTATAATTTATTTGCCTTATAATTTATTTGCCTTATAATTTAGAATTCTCTTTTTGTATATATATAATATGGAACCATCTACTATCTTTTTAATGGCGTGTTTGTTTATATTACTATTTTTAGTGTATTTCTCCTATTCATCGAGTCCTTCGACGTTATTATCAAGTGCTACGCTTGCAAATGTGACGACAAATATTAAACCTCCCGCACCCGCAACAGGTGCTTTAAAACCAAGCTTTACTTTTGCAATCTGGATTAATATTAATGATTGGTCTACCGCAAATGGATTCGTTAAAAATATTATTAGTTATGGAACTTCTGCTTACATTAGTTTAGACCAAAAAAATAATGATGTGGTGGTTGCTGTTAAAACATCAACATCACCAGCATCAGCATACACAATAAATACAACTATTCACAATGTTCCCTTGCAAACATGGACTCATCTTGCGTTTTGTTTAAATGGAATAACATTAGATTCTTATTTGAACGGTAAATTAGTCAATACTTCATTGTTGCCTTATCCATATATTCCAGCTGGAACAGGTGATTCTATTATTTTAGGTGGTGTTGCGCCGCCAACGTCGGCTTGTTCTGGTACTACTGTTGGTAATGTCGCTGGTTGTTCCTCCTCCTCAAACGGCTGTTGTTATGCGCTAACGAGTGGTGCTAATCCAGGTTTTAACGGCTGGCTCACCCAATTTAACTATTTTCAAGATGCGCAAGAACCTCAAGCCATTTGGGACCTTTACAAAGCCGGCAATGGAACTGGTGGATTATTCGGTAATATGTTTGGTAGTTATGGTCTCACTGTCGCATTAACTAATAATGGAACTACGACAAACTCCATTAGTGTTTAATTTATTTAGCATAACAATAGATTCGATAATTTGATATTTATTTTTATACAATGGATATATATATGAACCAACCAGAACCAGGTGTAATGGATAATTTAAAAAACGAAATTGGAAATATAGGAGAAACAATTAAAAATGCAGGCACAACCGTTTCTTCCAAAGTAGGAGAAATAAAAGCAAATTTGCAATCTGTAGCAGAAAATACGAAAACAACGGTGGATAGTGCGATTAAATCATCACTCCCGGAAGGGTCGCCTTCATTCTTCGCATTGAGCGATTATACCACAATGAGTTCGGAATTTTTAGAATCAAACAGTTATATTGCACGTTTTGCATTTATATTATTAGTTGTGTTTGCTTTTTTTGTATTATTGAAATTAGCAACGGCAGTTATTAAATATTTTATAGGACGGTCCTCTGGCCAGGTCAAAATAATTGATGGAATGATTGATGCGACCAAGAGCCAAATCATTGAACAAGGAATAGGGAGCACAAAAAACATACCCAGGTCAAAAAATCAATCGAGCGGGATTGAATTTACGTGGGCGGTTAGTTTATATATTGAGGACCAACCCGACTCATCCACATATTCACATATATTTAGTAAGGGAAGCACACCGACATATACAGCATCACATACTGGTATTACAACTATTAACCAAGGACCTGGGTTGTATTTACACAATAACAGCTTAATTATTAACATGGATATGATAAACACAAGCATAGTAATAATAGAAGTTCCAGGAGTTCCACACAAAAAATGGTTAAATGTTATTATTCGTTGCAAAAATAAAATAATGGATGTGTATCTAAACGGTCAAGTCGCTGTTAGCAAACAACTAGACGGTATTCCCAAACAAAATTATGGAAATGTATATGTTTGCAACGATGGCGGATTTAAAGGCAGCTTATCCAATTTAGTATATTATGACCATGCGCTAACAATTAATGGAATACAATCGTTGATGACAAACAGTGTGAATCTCCAAATGCTAACACCAAGCACTATAACAAATACTGGGACAGATTATATGGGGTTCAATTGGTACACATCAAAATAATATGTATAGAGATATAAATGTCGTGTCTCGGTCTAAATTATAATCCATCCCCACCAAATGTATGGTCCAGAACAATCCCGGTTGATATGGATTTGTCATACAATGAATTATTAATGAGACGAAAGGTAAGCTCATTAAACCACCCACAAAATTCAGGCCGTTTAACAAAAAACCAACGATACGCCAAGATAGTATCTGGAAGTTGGACAAGTAAAAAAACGTATTGGGCATTAGATGCACCCGAAATTTGCCCGTTAAAAACCATGTGTCTTCCGGTGTCTTTTTCGAATGTTCCCGGTAAAGGGTTCTTATGTTCTCCGATTACTAAACCATACATGGTTTCACGAAATCGGACTACTTCAGCGGGTGGTAGTCGTTTCCCAGATGGGTATAAATTTGTATAACCCATATAAACCATATTTATAAACAGGTTTAGATATATTTATCAATACTAACAAATGACCAAAATTGTTAGCATTGATGTAGGAATCCGAAATTTATCTTTTTGTTTTTTTGATAACCAACAAATTTTAAAATGGGATAATATTGATTTAACTGAACAAATTGTAAGTGTTTGCGACATGTGTAATAAACCGGTAAAATATATGAAGAACGAAGTTGGTTGGTGTTTAAAACATTCAAAACAGCAACCGTTTATTGTTCCGCACAAAGAATTAACTAAATCGGTTCTAAATAAAATGAAGGTTGCTGGTCTCAAACCATTAACCGAAAAATATGGAATATGCAGTAATTTAACAAGGGTTGATATGATTACTCAATTACTGAAATATGCGGATGAGCATTGTTTTGAATCAAAAACGAAGATTAATGCATCGCATATGAATTTAGTTGTTATTGGCCGAAATATTCAACACAAATTGGATATTATATTTGGTGAAGATATAACCACTATAGCAACTGTTATTATTGAGAATCAGATTGGACCACTTGCAACTAAAATGAAAACGGTCCAAGGCATGTTAGCGCAATATTTCATAATGAAAAATAACAATATACAAATTGAATTTATTAGTGCCGCCAATAAATTGAAGGGACTTACAGATGAAAAAACGTTGGATTATAAAGGTCGTAAAAAAATGGGTATTCAATGTTGTGCATCTCAAATAGAGGGGACGGTATGGGACAGTTTTTTTAAATCGCATAAAAAAAAGGATGATTTAGCGGATTGTTTTTTACAGGGAATGTGGTATATTAAAAATAAAACTACGTAAACATTTGTTTTATCGGTGTTTTGATAAAAGCCGGGGTATATTTACCCATTAGTATTTTGACGCTTGAGGGCAAATAATTGAACATTGTTGTTCCCATTGTTGGTGGTGTAGGACAAATGCATTTAGGTCCTTGTTGTTTCTTTTTGGGGTGCTTTTTGGGGTGCTTCTTCTTTTTTGCTGGGTGCTTCTTCTTCTTCTTCCCCTTCAATCCTTCTTCAATATTATTAACAAAATAATACAGTCCAATAATTAATACAACGGTTGTTATTATAT